GCAGATCCCGCACGAGGTGCCGAGCATGTTCATCAGCTCGGCCGGGCTCATCTCGCAGGTCGAGCGCAAGATGGGCGAGTTTGTGCTCGGGCGTCTGTCCATGCGCAGCCTGCCCAACGGGAACACTGCGTACCGACTCGACGACGCTGCACCGGCCGACGAGCAGACGTGCCACGCGTACCTCGTGGCCGCAGCTCAGGGTCGGATCAGCCCGCCGCAGGCGGTGCCACAGTCGGCGCCTCCCGCGCCTCAGTACGCGCCAGCGCCCACCGAGGCGCCGGGTGCGCCGATGTACCCGCAGGCGCCGCAGCAGGCGTACGCGCCCGCTCAGGTGCCACAGCAGGCGCAGTACGCGCCAGCGCCACAGCAGGCGTACGCGCCTCCCGCGGCGCAGCTCGACATCGTCAACCCGCCCCCGGGCGTGGACCCCGCGTGGTGGTCCGTGCAGACGCCCGAGGTCCGGCAGATGGTGGCTGCTCAGGCTGCCACCCGTCCGGGCGTCTGAGGTAGACACCTGCCCCGCTCGCGGACTTACCATCCCCGGGAAGATGCGAGCGGGGCAGGCTCAGACTTTTTTCACGACGTAAACGAAGAGAGGCGATCATGACGAAGCTCACGCCCGAGATGCTGCTATTCGAGGTCGCGTGCCTGCTCTCGCGCCACGGCATCCCGGCCAGCTCGGACAACCCGACGCACGCCGTGCACGCGGCCACGCTGCTGCTGCGCTCGCTCGGCGTGCCCGTCGACGCGCCCGAGCAGGTCGCGCTGTCGGCCACGGCCACCATGCCCGCGGTCATCGACGAGCCCCCCGCGACTGGCGACCCGCGCCCGGGGTGGAACCTCCCGGCCACCGCGCTGCCTGCGATCCCGCCGCTGCCGACGCGGTTCACCCGCGGCGCCGCCTCGGTCGAGGCGCACCGTGTACTGCGCCTCGCTCCGCCAGAGGGGCGCTCGTCATGAGCCGCGAGGTCGACGGGCTCGCCCGTTGCTCAGCGCACGGCAAGACCGTGGCCGAACACGTCGACGGGTACGCCAACGACTGCACCGCGGTCCCGTCGAATCTGGTCGAGCGCGGGTGCGGGGACTGTGAGACCTACGGCGGGACCGGGCTGCACTGGGACACGTGCCCGCAGCGCGGTCGCAACAGCCGTCCGGCCGAGCAGCTCGACGCGGTGCTCGCCGAGCGCAGTGAGGCGCCGCGGGATCTCGCGTCCCACTGGCGCCGACAGTACGAGCGGCTCAAGATCGAGCTTGACGAACTGCAGGCGCGGCAGCTCACCGCACGGCAGGCCAGCGCCAGCGACCCCGAGATCATGGCGCTCGCGCGCATCGTGGCCGAGCTGCAGCGCCTCGACGACGCCGAGCGCGGACGCGTGCTGCGCTACCTGAACCACCGGTACATGCCGAGCAACGTCCCCGAGACCGTGCGCGTGGTCATGGGCGGGGGCGCGGGTGGCGTGGTCACGGGCAGGGGCGGTGCGGGTGGCATGGGTGGCTCGGCGATCGTGATGAACACCCCGGGCGGGGCACCGCCGCGGTAGACGGCCCTGCGAGGCGTCATGCACCTCGCAGGGATGGCGAGCTGCCAGCGAGCACACGAAACCGGGGATGGCTTCTCACTCGGGCTGGCTGGCCGGGCTCACCAGCGCCCCCCGGCGCGACGCTCGTGCTCTTACTGAGCACGTCGACGAGCGCGCCGGGGGGCGTAACTCTGTCCGACTTTTTTAGTGACTTGAATCAAGCCTCATGATCGAATTATCGGATTACTGGTAATGGCAATTCAATAATTGCAGGTCACTGTGCGTATTCGTCGTGGCGCGTCAAGAGGCTCGCTCGTGGCCTGTCAAGAGGCCCAAACGGTAACGGAATGATAACGGCATCCACCCTGTCCGGATTTGGTAGTCAGCCGAACGGTCATCTATTTTGACTGGTCGTCGCGTTGTAAGGGGATGAATCCGGCAGCCCCCTTACCATCGAGATCAATGACGGTCACAGGGCGTGCACCCTGTCCGGTTTGCCCCAACCCTATAGGGTGCAGCACAGACCCCAAACGCGTACCCACCAAATGCATACGCATGTCCGCAGGTCACAGGCACGTTGCGCGCCACCCTATAGGGGGGTAGTGTTGTCCTTGTAAGCGAGAGACACCGACACCGAGGAGATCCCAATGAACAAGCTTCCGACGATCGAGACGCAGGCCACGCAGGCAGCACGGTGGGCGTCGCTGCTCAGCCTGGCCGGTTACATCACCGAGCTGCACGGCAGCGGGTTCGACCAGACGTACCGCGTGTTCCGCACGTGGAACGGCCCGCAGGTCGCCGAGATCAGCCTCGACGGATGCGGCGCGAGCTGGAGCGGCACTGACGAGCTGTGGCTTTCGATCATCGGCCCGTCCGAGGGCGTAACCGCCTGAGCGTTCCCGGTGGCGCCCCGCGAGAGCGGGGCGCACGCCGAGGGCAGCTCAGCCCTAGTTCACGACTCGAAAAAAGTCACCCCAAACGAGAGGCACTGACATGAACAAGCTCAACGTGATCCGCGGCCTGGTGTACGCGCAGGCGATCGGCGCTGGCGTGATCAGCTTTATGCACATCGTCGAGGTCGGCCTGCGGTTCGGGCTCGGCTGGCAGTCCTACGTCGCGCCGTTCCTGATCGACGGGTTCGCGATGCTCGGGATCATCGGCCGCAACAGCAAGGACAAGCACGGCCTGTGGGCGTTCTCGCCGCGGGCGCGCCGCGCGGGTCTCGGCCTGTCGATCGGCGCCGGGCTCGTCAGCCTGACGTGCAACGTGACCGCGGGCACCAACGCCGCACAGATGGTGTTCGGCGTGGTCGTCGTGGCCGGATTCATCACGGCCGAGTGGTACGGCTCGACGCTGGAGACCGCGCCCGCCGTGGTCGCCGCCGTGGCCGATGACGCTGCCTCTGCTCGCCGCCGCGCCGCTGCCCTCAAGGGCGCGGCCACCCGCAAGGCCAACGCTGCCGCTGCCGTCAAGACCGAGCGTGCCGCGATGCGCTCAGCGCGCCGCCAGCTCGCCGAGCTGCCGTCCGCGGACTGAGCCACGGAGGGGGCGTCCTGCGGGGCGCCCCCTCTCACCCCTCCCGAGCCTGATTCAAGTCGCGAAAAAAGTCTAGGAGTGATCATGACAACCGCTGATCCGATCCGGGTGTCTGCCGCCACCGTGCACAACGACACGGCCGAGCGGCTCGGCTATCTGTACGTCGCCATCTGTCGCCACTGCCACGAGGCCATCGTGATCCTCAACAGCGAACCGCCGTACATGGTCAAGCCGCCAGCGTGGCGCCACCGAGACCACGGCGGCCGACGCGCCTGCCGCCCTGATCTCGTGCAGCGGCAGCGCGAGTGGGAGGCGCGCCACCCCGAGCTGGACCGGTAAAGATTGACCGCTTGCGCATCACCCTATAGGGGGGTAGTGTTCCGTTCTGCAAGCACCACCCATCGAGAGAGGCAGAGGCCATGAGCAACCCGACCCGCACCCGCAAGAGCGTCAACGTCCCCGTGATCATGTACCCAGAGGGCATCGTCGTCGGCCACGTGCGCACTGGCAAGACCGGCAGCTCGGGCAAGGTGCGCCACGTGGCGACCACCGAGCACGGCGTGCGCATCGGCACATTCGATATGTACCGCGAGGCGTCCGACGCGCTGCTCGCCGACGCGCGGCGCCGCGCCGCCTACGCTCGGCCTGCCCCAGGACTCACCGAGCACATCGTCGAGATGGTCGAGGCGCCGAGCGACCGCGCGCAGTACGGCATCACACACCTGAGCCGCTTCGTGTTCCGCACCAGCAAGGGCAGCTCGCCGACCCGCGTGCAGGCGTGGTCGAACGTCAACCGTCCCAACCCCCGCAGCGGCGAGCCCGTCAAGTATGGCGATTACGGCAAGATCGACGGAGGGAACGGCCGGTACCTCGACCCGCAGAACAACGCGACCGACGAGCCGACGTCGATCCTGCTCTCTCCCGAGTGCAGCGTGATCACGAACAACGGCACCAACACGGGCACCGAGGCGAGCGGGCAGGTGTACGCCCCCGCGGGGACGCGTATCGCCGAGGGCGACCGTATCGTGCTCGTGTACCCGGATGGGGTCGGCGTCGCGTTCACGGCGCGGTTCACGAACAACGGCCATGGGCGCCTCGAATACGTCGAGTCCCTCAGAGTGGCCGCGCCAGCCGAGACCACCGACCAACGCCGTGAGCGCCTCGCTGGCGAGCTGGTGGCCGAGACCCTGGGCGCGAGTGCCGACCACCGGTACGCGCGGGCATACGGCATCCTGGCCGGGCTCGTGCGCGGGATGCTCGACGACGCCGAGGGGCGCCGCTCGGGTGCGCTCGCCCGCGAGTACGTGCGGCAGCTCGACGAGGCTTTCGCAGCGCGCGACGCGTGACCCTATAGTGTGGCGCCGGATCGCTTGCCCCGCAGGCGGTTCGGCGCCACGGTCGCTCGGTCCGAGCCGATCCCCTTACGCGGCCGAGTTGACAGCGCCACCCTATAGTGTGGTACGTTAAGCACTCCCAACCGAGAGGCAGGCAACACATGAACCGGATTCCGGCAGGCGCCGCAGCACTCATCAACCGCGCCCGCGCCGCTGGCGCCGACATCGCCGAGAACCTGATCGACAGCCCGTACGGGCCGATCGGCCACGTCAAGGTCAAGGCACCGGACGCGTCCCGCGCGTTCATGATCGTGTTCGTCAGCGAGCCTCACCTGCAGTCAGGCGCGCGCCGCGTGATCTACCACACCAGCGCCGGGCACGTCACCCGGGCAACCGCCGAGCTGGCGCTGGCCACATTCGAGCGCGAGCAGCTCGCCGCGGTGCACGCGCAGCTCGACGAGGTGCTCGGGCGCCCCGCGCCAGCCGAGCTGCTCACCTGCGAGGGGTGCGGCGCGACCTACGCCGACTCGATGGATCACACGCAGGGCGAGCACGATCGGCGCCTGCGTGAGCGCGAGGTGCTGCCCGCCGTGCTGGCCGTGGTCACGCGGGACGCTGAGGCCGCCGCAGGGGCGACAGATCGCCGGGTGCGTGACCTGAACCACCGCATCGTGGGCGCGCTCATCAAGCTCGCTCTGCCGCCCGATGAGATGCCGATCGTGGTGCAGGCCGCGTGGGCGCACATCCACTCGACCGGCCCCATCGACCAAGAGGCGTTCCTGCGTGGGTTCGACGCCGAGCTACAGGCTCGCGTCGCGGCGCTCGACGTCGACGCGTGGGCCGACGAGGCGCCGGGCGACCGCCCCGTGAGCCCGGCGACCGGCTGCTGCGGTCACGCCTGCGAGCGGGTGGCCTAGAACCACATCGGGCGGGACGCCTCGACGCGTCCCGCCCGATCCCCTTGGACCGTCCGACCCCGAAAGGATCACACGATGGAAACCGTACCCGAGATCCCCGAGCGCACCGTGCGCGAGGTGTTCACCGAGTCCGTGGTCGAGAGCACCGAGTACGAGAACGGCGCGGCCGAGCGTGCGTGGCAGCTCGTGCTCGACACGTGGCGCGTGATCGATGTCGCGTCAGCTCGTGCCAGCGTCCCGCCGACGCCCAACCGTGACGAGTGGATGGCTGCGCTACGGCTGGCAGCGTTCCGCCTCGACCACGGCTCGGAGAGTTGATTCAAGACGCGAAAAAAGTTCACTACTGCGGGTAGACCGGCCCTCCCGGAATGAACCTCGGGGGGGTCGGTTCTGTGTCCGGGTCCGGGTCGGTCAGCTCGGCCGCGCGCTCCTCGGTCAGCATGCCCGCGGGTGGGTTGGTCTGCGTGCCCTGCGAGTAGCTCGCGAGCGCCGCCTGCAGGCCGCCACCGATGGCCACGATGACCAGGATCAGCGTGGCCGAGACCGTGCCCGGCGCCGCCAGCGCCAGCGTGGCGCCGACCGTCTGCACGAACGCCGTAATCATGGCGATCATGCGCACCACCTCAGGACTGATCTTGAATTTCACTATCGTTCCCCTCTCTCATCCGTGGCGCCGCCTGCCAGCTCATCCACGTGCGGAACCAAATCGCGCCGACCTGCCCGGCCAGCGCGACCGTGTACAGCCACCCGGCCAGCTCGCCCCGCAGCAGCCCCCCAGCGAACAGCGCCAGGATCAGGTGCGAGCCAATGGCCGCGGCGCCGATCGAGAGCATGAACCAACCGACCATCTTGTCCGGGTACAGCCCCGGTCGGCCGACGCGCGCGAGGTACGCGCCGTCACCCATGATGGCCAGCACGAAGAGCACTTCTAGCACCAGGCGCAGCGCCACGGCTCAGCCCGCCTCGTACGGATTGCGGCCGAGCGCCCGGGAGACTCTCAGGTACAGCTCGCCCGCGGGCAGCTCGCGCGCCAGCTCGGCCGCGCGGGCGTCGATCGCCTCAGAGTCCCCGTGCGCCCGCCGTAGGCGCCGCTGAGCGTCCAGCTCGGCCCGTTGGGTACTCGCGGCCACGTTCGCCCCTCTGCGCCGCCACGGCCAATTCATACCGTCTCCGATGCCCGCCCGAGCACTGCGCCAAGCTGCGTCTCGCGCAAGTCCGCCCGGCGCTCGTGCATGGTCGCGATCCGTTCCCACGCTGCGGCCTGATCCCGGTACGCCCGCACCGCGTCCTGGTGCCAGCGGTTGAGCAGGTAGCAGACCCCGCCGACGATGGACACCCCGCCACTTCCGGCCAGCCACGGCCCCAAGGACTGCCACACCCGCCCCTCACTCTCGCCTATCCGCCCGTCCGCGGGGTGGCCATATCAGTCCGGCGAGTAACGCGAGCCCGGCCACGACAAGCACGGTGCCGAGCACAAGCCACCCGTCACGGCTCATGCTGCCTCAGTCGCCGCGGGCGCCGGTAGTGGCGGGCCGATGCTCTGATCTATCGGTACGTCCACCCCTGCGCCGACCAACGCCCGGGTGAGCGCCTCGGTATACCGCTGCAGGTCTGTGAACCGTTGGTTGACGATCACGTGCACCTCGTCAACCTTTGCCTCGGTCGACTTGGCGACCTTCTCTGTGGTCTTGGTGCGCTGTGCAGTGCGCAGCGTCGCGAGCGCCAGCACGAGCCCGCCGCACGCCGTGACCACGGTCGCTGCCGCCGTGATCAGTTCCGCTGCGGCCACGTGCTCAGCTCTCTGTACGGGCGTGCAGCTCGTCGACCACGGCTTCAGCGAGAGCGGCCTGCGCCTCGGGGGTGAGCCCGACGAGCGCCGCAACCTCGACACCGCCAGCGAGCGCCGCGGCGTTCTCGCGGCTCGTCTGCATCGCGTCGTGCAGAGCGTTCTTGCCCGCCCACGTGCGGTTGCCCTCGGTCGGCTTGGCCGGATCGGGCATCCAGTCGGGGTTGTTCACGGGCGGTGCTGGCGCCGGTACGACGTCGGAATTCCACACCCCCGCGCCGACCGCGGCGAGAAACGCCTTGTCGCTCGTCAGTGCCTTGACGATCATCGCCGTCAGGGCTTTCATCTCTGCTGCCGTCATGGGTTCCTCCATCGCTTCCGTGATCATCGCTGAGAACACGTCCCACGGGAACCCTGCCCCGAGGTCGGTGTGCGTCCCACCATCCTCAGGGTATGCCCGCGTGACCGTGCCGTGATCGTTGTAACCCTCGTACTTGCCGCGGTCGGCAGCGTCGGCGTACCAGGCCGCGCGGGTCTCGGCCACGGTCAACCGCTTGTTCGGCAGCCCGTGTTTCTTGAGCAGGTAGGCGACCAGCTCGGCCGTCGTCTGCAGCGTCGCGCGGCTCGTGGCGTCGAGCCACTGCGCGCGGGTCTGCGCCGTCCCGCAGATCTCGATCTGGATGCCGAGCGCATTGCCGTGGTACAGCGCCGAGTGCGAGGTGTCCTCGTCGTGCACCTCCTGCAGCGCTGGCCCCAGCGAGTCTGTGAAGTAGTGGCACGACGTGCCGTCGGTGCGGTTCCTGTCGTACGCCGCGCCGTTCTCGGCCGACGTCGGACCCTCCGAGCCCGCGGTGTAGTGCAGCGTGACGTACCTGAGCTGCCGGGCGCGCCCCTGCGTGTACGAGCGGGGCGGTCCGACCCATTTGATCGTGAGCGTCATCGTGACCCCTCCTCGGGCTTGTCCTCGCGGATGGGCGGCAGTCCGTCGCGCCCCCGCGCAGCGTCGATCGCGCACGGCGAGCAGATGGCCGGACCACCGCAGCGGGCGACCGTGCGCGGGCGCGGCTCGTCGACGTTGATGATCCCGAACGCGTGCCCGTGCCTCGTGTACGGCATCGCGCCCCCCTTCGTTTGTATCGCGAAAAAAGTCCTAGAAGTACACATCCACGATGACCAGCCCGAGGCTGCCCGCGGCACCGGCCACGGCCGACTGAGAGGCCTGGTTGTGCGCGCCCGAGGCACCCCCGCCGTAAACGACGCCCGGCAACCCCGCAGCGCTTGCGGTCGTGTTGGACTCCGAGCGGCCATACCCGTATCCGCGCCCCGACGCGCCGCCGCACGCGTCATTGATGCGCAGCCCCGCAGCATCGTGTCGCCCGTCGCTGCCGTCCTCGCCCTGAATGATCAGATCGCCGACCGAGCCCGTCGAGTCGGCCAGGCCGCCCGACGAGCCCGTCACCGTGCCGCTCGCCGTGGCCGCGCCACTGCCCTTGCCGCCCGTCGCGATGCACAGCGTGCCGAGCGAGGAGTTACCGCCGTCGCCGCCTGTGGTCGGGGTGGCCGCGCCAGCGGTACCAGCGGCGCCGACCGTGACCGTTTCGTTGGTCCCGAGCGCCGCCGCGAGCAACCATTTCTCGGCGTACGTGCCGCCTGCGGCGCCGCCCGAGGTCGCGCCCTGCGCTGCGGCGGTCGCCCCCGCGCCGCCCGAACCCCCGCCCCCGCCGATGCACTTGACGCGGATGGCCCGCAGCCCCGGGTATGAGCCCTTGCTGAACGTGCCCGAGCCGGTAAAGATCACCCGCTGCGAGAACCAAAACGAGTTGGCCGGATTGTTGAGCAGGGCGGGTGTCAGCTCGTCGCCTGCCGTTACGTACTGACTCATGGTCCGCTCCTAGGGGGCTGCAAAGATCGGGTTTTCGACGTCGACGGATGACCCTGCCGGGATGAGCCGCGCGATCCCGTTGACGGGTGTGGCGGTCACCGTGAACGTCTGTGGCGAGCTGGCGCCAACGACCGCGGTCACGTTGAGGACCACCCCACCCACGCGGATGTGGAACGGCGCCGCCGTGGTCGACCACAGCTCGTTGGGCGCCGTGCTGGCCACTGACATCGAGGTGGCAACGCCCGCGTTGAAACTCGCCGCGAGCGACGAGCTGCTCGATCCGACCCGCATGAACCCCGACGTGTCGGCCTGCCCGACGCGGTACGGTCCCGCGGGCGTGCAGTTGAGCGAGAGCACGTGATGGTACGAACGCAGGGTGTGTTCGCCGCCGAGCACGAGCAGCTCGACCTGATCGGCGTCAAGATCGTCGATGGTGAAGCGATCGCCCGGACGCAGCGCGATCGCCGCGGCGAGCAGCTCGGGATGCTTGGTCAGATCGATCGTCACGTTCCGGTAGCGCGCTCCCGGCCATGTCCCTCTGAGCAGCGTCCACCCGGCGATGTCGCGCAGTCCGTCGACGTCCTCGGGGTTGACGTCGACCTGCGTCTCGACCCGTGTGATGCCGAGCGGATCGTCGATCGGATCGGCGACGTTGTTGGGTCCGGTCGCGCGCTCGGCATGAGCGAACGTGTTCTCTCGCGAGTTGGCTGTGACGTCGTTTGTGATGCCGAGATCGTCGGTGGCCGGGCGGATCGGTGGCGCGACGTCGACGCCGTACGTGAGCGCCATCACGGCAGTCTGGTTGCGCATGCTGGCCCCGGTGCGCAGCTCCAAGCCGTTCCACCCGCGACCGTCGTACATGAGACCCATCTCAGTACGGTTGATCTCGGCCAGCAGATTGGGCACGGTGTCCGGGAACTGCGGTCCCATCGGCAACGAGTCCGCCCCGTACACCGCGGCAGGGATTCCGTGCTCGGCGCAGATGCGCAGGAACCGCTCGGCCGCGGTCTCGCCCGGGTACCCGCGCGCCGCCGTAGCTGCCTCGCCATCGGCGCGCACGGCCGACCACACGGCCACGTGCGACACGTGCTCGGGGTTGCCCCCGGCGCCGAACCCCGACCATGCCTCGTTCACGTGAACCGTGATCGGGACTCCCGGGGTCGCTACCGGCGAGCCGAAAAACGGGACGTCGTTGACGTAGAGAGTGAGATCCGAGAACGGCGGGTTGTTCTGCACCGTCAGACGCAGGGTGTAGGGCGTGCCCGCCGTGACGATCAGGCCGGTCTCGACAGACACGCCGCTCGGCCCGACCCGCGCAAAGTAGCGGTTGCCCGACGTCCCCGAGTCGTCGTAGATCGCGATCCCGTACCGTTGGCCGGTCGCGTCCCGGGTGAACATCAGGAACCCGACATGCAGCCCCGCGATCGTCGGCAGGGTCTCCCACGCAACGGTCAGTTCCATCTCGTACTCAGAGGGCGTGCCCGGCGCAAACCCCGTCGAGCCCGTGAGGGTGCCGCCAGCACCGAGGTTCGCGCCGCCCCCGGTGCCCGGGATCACGAGCGACTCGGGAGGCGTGAACGTGACCAGGCTGCTCGCTACCAGCGGCGGTGCGGCCGACAGCCCCGAGCCCGGCGCCGTGGTCGTGGTGCCGTCCTCAAGGGGCCAGTAGGCCCCCGGCGCCGCCGCGGTGATCGCACCGCGCAGCGCCGACCAAACCGCCTTGCTCGCGTTAATGCGCTGCGATGGCCCCGTGATCCCGATGTCCGTCCACGAGTCGCCGCTGTCGGGATCGTCCGACGTCCACTCGGTGTCGCGATCGGGCAGCCAGCTCGACACCGCGCCGTCCGCGATCGGGACGTACGTGGTCGACTCCCAATTGTCGTACGAGAACACGACCGGGGACGCGTTGGAGTTGCCCACCTCGCGCCCGGACCGCACGCCGATCCATCCCGTCACAGGGGGCTCGGTGTTGTCCGTCGCCACGAGCTGCCAAGCGTCGGGCTCGGCGTTGGCAGCGATCCACACTTTCATGTGGATGCGCGAGCCCGCCGCGAGCAGGCGCACGCGCAGCGGCTGGCCGGTCCCGGTATGCGTCAGTCCGGGCACAGCGTTGAGCTGGCCGAGAATCGTCGAGTCGCGGGCGTAGATCGTCAGGATGACCTGATTCGACAGCCCGACCTCGACGCGCCCCATGAGGTACGACGAGACGCCCGTACCCCGAAAGACGATGTTGGCGGGCTCAAGCCTCGCGCCGGTCGCCTGCGCGACCTTGAACGTGACAGCTACGTCGACGTCGCGTACGGCGATGCCCTGCATCTGCGAGCGGCGGTGCGCTGCTGCGATGGGCACGCTATGTGTGCCGAACCCACCGGCCACCTGCCAATCGGCGACGCCGATCGTGCCGCCCTGCCCGACCAGCGACCACACCTCGCCCGAGTCGGCCGAGCCCCACGAGTCGACTGAGGTGCGGCCGAACGCGTCGGCCGTGTCGCTCATCGCGCCCGAGGTGAGTCCCGGCAGCAGCGCCACCCGCCCGGGAGTGTTGCGCCCGATCACGCCGTACAGCGAGCCGCGTGCATCGTCGGGCGCATACGCCCCCGTGCGGTTGTCGAGCTGCGCCGTGCACAGCGCGGGCGTCATCGCATCCGAGCCCTCGTCGGGCAGCCCCCATGTCGCCTTGACCTCTTGGCGCTCCAGCGACCGAGCGTGCTGCCACGCGCCCGAGTAGTAGAGGCGGGTGCGGATGTTCGACGCGCCCATGTCAGGCTGCCTTGACTCGGATGCCGATAGCAGCAGGCCCACGCCGACGAACAGCGCGAGCAATGATCTCGACGATCGCGTCATCAATCCTGCTCCCTGCCGAGTCGATGGTAAGCCTGCCGCCCCCTGCGTCTTCGCTGCCGAGCGGCAGCACCCGCTCGCCGCCCTGCAGCACGCCGAGCACCTCGGCGCCGCGGGGACCGCCGACGATGCCGCCCTCGTGGAACGTGGGCAACTGAGGGGCGCTCCACCCCTTGCCCCCGAGGCCGGGCACCCATGACGGGATCGTGAACGAGAGCTGTCCCACGGTGTTGTTCCACAGCCGGGCGACCGCGTTGAACCCCGCGCGGAACGGCGCCGTGATGACGCTCGCGAGCTTGCTCAGTCCGGCGCGGAACTTGCCCGGGATCGAGCGCACGAAATCCACGATCGAGTTAAAGCGATCCTTGGTCTTACTCCACCACGCGGAGATGAGCGCGCCAATGGCCGAGAATGCCGCACGCCAAAAGGCGATCGACGTCTTGACGCGGTTCACAACCCACATGATGATCGTGCCGATCGCAGTGAAATACGGCTTGATGATGTTCTGCCATAGCCACGTTGCGATAGCGGCGATTGCCTTGAACGCAGGCTGTATCGCGTTGGTCCACAGCCACGTGGCCGCGGCACCGATCGCGCGGAATGCGCCGTCGACGATCTTGCGGAACGTCTCGCTGTGGTTGTAGGCGTAGATGAGCGCGCCGACGAGCAGGGCGATAAGCCCGATGATAAAGAGGATCGGGTTCGCTTTCATCGCAGCGTTGAGACCCTTGGTCGCCTTGCTCATCATGCCGAAACTCTGAGAGGCGCCCTTAGCGATTGGGCCGATGGACATCAGGATCGGTGCCGCGACGCCTGCCGCATTGGCGAGGTCGCCGTACTGATACATCAGCTCTTTCGCCTCGTTCTGCAGCTTTTGCAGAGGCGTGAAATTGTCGTCGACAATGTCGGCGTTGCGCTTCATCACGTCGCCGGAATTCTCGACGGCGTCGGCGTACCCGTCGAACTGCGTCTCGGTGATGCCGAGATTGTCGAGCAGGTCGCTGAAATTGCCGTCCGATTCCTTGAGCCCCTTGGCCAGCTCGGTGCGCGCCGCCCGGCCAGTCAGCCCCATTTCGTTACTCATCACGCCGAGCAGCGCCGCGGTGTCGTTGACGTCAAGGCCGGTCTTCTTAAGGTCGGGGCCGAGCTTGCCGAGCATCCCGAGAAAGTCGGACTGAGAGAGCGTGGTCTTGTCTTGGATGTAGCCGAGCGCCGCGAGCGCCTCGCCCTCGTTACCGGCCTCGATCCCCATCGTGTGCAGGCTCACGCCCGCCTTACCAAGCTCGGTCGCGCTCTCCCCCGACGCGTCGCCGATCATGTCCCAAAAATTGGCGTACTGCTCTAGCGCCGCCTTGCTCTTGAGCCCCTGCTGCTTACCGGTCTCCATGAGGTCGAGCACCTCGTTCAGAGGGAACCCGACGTTGGCGGTCTCGCGCGCCATGTCGCGCATGGCGTCCTCTGAGATGCCGAGGCTCGCGGCGAGCTGCTGCGTCTGGATGTTCGAGTCCTGCTGCCCGCGGGCGAACGCCTCAAGACCGGCGCCCGCCGCTGCGGTCGCGAGACCGATCTTGCCGATGTGCTTCTCGAACGCGCTCGCAGCCTTTTCGGCCTCCTGGTCGAGCCCGGCATCATCAATGCCGATGCCGATCACAAGATCGTCAATGGTCGACATCGCTCACGCCCTCTCGACTCGGTGCCTCGGTCCACTCGCCGCCGAACATTTTCGCGAGCTGCCGTCCGACCGCCTCACTCTCCTCGGCCGTCTGGCGCGCCGCTCGCGACCCCTTCCATTTGATCAGGAAGTCCGACACCTTGGAACGCGCCTTGCCCTTGCGCCGCGGGACCGTGTTCGCCACGGTTGCCGCGACCACTGCCGTATGCCAGTCGCCGCGCCCCGGGCCGAGCGGACCACGCAGCTCCTCGTACGCCATCCAGTCGGCCAGCTCCTCGCCGCTCATGCGGGCGAGCAGCTCGGCCACGGTCATCCCGCCGAGACCGAGCGCTAACCGGTGGTAGAACTCTCTGACTGGCCGGTCTCGGAATCTTTTCCCGCATCCTCGACCGCCCGATCATTGCTCCCTGAGAGCTTCTGCGCGATCCCGAACAGGCGGTTGACCACCCGCCCCGACTTGGCTGCGAGCTGCTCGGCCGTGATCGGAATCGGCTCGTCGTCGAGGTCGAACATGCACCCGACCAGGAACCGCGCCCGGAAACTCTTGTTCAGCTCGATCGACAGATCGATCTCGCCGCCCTCGTTGCCGCGACCGCGGATGGCGTACATGGACGCGTCGTGTGCGTCGACCACCGCGGCGCTGGCGCCGCGAATACGCAGCTCCATCGGCGAGCCGTCCGGCATCGGCCACTCGGACACCTCGATGTCCTTGAATGGCCGGTCCTCCGCGGCGACGATCGCAGCGACGAGCGGGTGCGCGAGCGCTGCCGCTCGCGCCTCGCCGACCGTCTTCGGGGTGCGTGTACGGGTGTTACTCACAGACTCGAATCCGTTCCCACGTTGGGCTTGCCGGTCACCTTGAGCGTGACCGACGCGCTGAGCTTGTCGTCGTACGGGCTGTCGGGCTCGTACCCGGTCAGGATCGCGTCGACTGTCCACGCGGTGCCTGACCGCCATTCGACGCGGTACGAGCGGGGCTCGGTGTCGTCGAAGTCGTCGACGAGCACGTCATGCACGGACGGGCGCCGGTTGATGTCAAAGGACACCTCGCCGCCGTCCTTGAGCCCACCCAGGAACTCCATCCAGCCATCCGGGCTGTCGTGCGCCGTCACATCGATCGTCTCGCGGGAGAGTCCCGGGCCAGAGATCGACGTCACACTCGCGATAGCCACGAACGCTGAGCCGTTGAATCGCTGTAGCTGAGTGCCGAATCCGTCCTCACCAGCCACGGTCACACCTCCTGAGTTGTGTAGATCCTGAAACGGTCCATGCGGTGCCGAATCGTGCGATCCGGATCGCGCAAGGTCTGCGAGAACTCGTGACGCACCATCCACACCGTAACGCCCGAGGTAACCGCATCGAGCGCGGCGTGCTGGTGATCGAGCAGGTAAACCAACCGCTCGCCGATTGAGTTGACCGATGCGGCCGAGCGAGCCTTGGCCCACGAGTGCAAGGTCGAGGCGACCTGCCGCCCCTGTCCACCGTGCGTGCCGTACGGGATCGAGGTCGCCTCGCCGATGTGCACGTACGGCATCTCCTCGTCCTCGGGTGGCTCGTCCCACACCGAGCGCGCCCCGATGATCCCGGTCAGTATGGCGTCGCTGAGCAAGAGTGCGCGCTGGCCGATCTGCACCGCCTGCACGGGGTCGATCGTCGGCGTGATCACTTCGGCAGCTCCTCTCGCACTGCGGCGCTCACCCGGTCCGGGAACCGGACTCGGGACCGCTCGGCAGCGGGCTGCGCGAATGGTCTTGCTGGCATCTTAGACGTGCCACCCTCGACCGCGAACGAATGAGCTGCGGTTGAGGCCGCCTTGCCCGAGAGCCCCTCGGCCTCGGCCTGTATCCCGTCCTGCAGCGCGCCAGTGTCGATCGGCACCGAGTCGCGCATGTCCTGCGCGACCTCTTCCGTCTCCTCGGCCACGGCGCGCTCGGCGCCCTTGCGCATCTGGTCGGGCAGATCCATGAGCCGCGAGCGCAGGCGATCGAGCCCGTCGACTGTGATGGTCACCCGCGGCGCCTTGGCCTTAGACATTGCCGAGCCTGCCCTGCTCGATCCTGATCCGCTCGGCCAGCCGAGCGCGGGTCTTCTCATCCTTGCTCGTGGCGAACCGCGCCTCTAGCCGCTCGATGTTGTCACGGATGCGCTGCGCCCGAGCTGCCCGCAGGCGGTCGTGCTCGCTGAGATCCATCGCTTGCCCCCTCGCCCATGCCACCCGGTCCACCGCTACCGCCCCCCGGCGAGGTGCCCCGCCATGAAATCCCGACCTCGAGGTTTTGTTGACGCGTCAACTAATTCTCGAGTTTTCTCGTACGGCCCACGATCGGGGAAGAGGTCTCGGATGGCCTGCCCGATCGGGCTCGTCATGGCAAGATCGCTCGACGAGGCGAACGTGCTCAGCTCGCCCACGGGAGTCTTGCTGTAGAACTTCACGTCATGCGCGCGCTCGCCGCCGTAGCTCACCCAGTTGCCGTACAGAGATCGTTTCTGCACCATCGTCAGCACCTCGGGGCGCCACGCCTGCACCTGCGTCACCATCTGCCGCAGGGCGTCGCGCTCGACCACCATCGGCACGTGCAGCTCGTAACAGAACGCGGGTTCGCGGTCGAACGCGCGCAGCGCCTCGGCGGTCGCGTTGGTCTTGGCCGGTCCATGTGGGTCGCGGCGCGCCCGGGCGCCCGCCTCCCACTCTGGCCACGTCGCCCGCCACAGCCGCGGCACGCGCTCGATCGGCGCCGTGACGTACATGTCGTCGTGCCACCAGTAGAACTCGTCCGACAGCGCGCGGTTCGATGCGATCGCCGCCATGATCCGAGCCGTATTGGCATGCCCGACCGAGCCCTGCCGCACCGGAACGTGAACCGCATTCACGAGCCAGCGGGGCTCGCCGCCGTACACCCACACCCGCCCGTGCGGGACGTTGCGCAGCGAGCGCAGGGCGTACCGCAGCTCGTCATACTCACGGCCGACGCGGACCATCACCACGACGTCACGCATGACGTCCCGCCGCGTACTCCCGCGCCCGGATGCGCGAACGCGAGCGCCGGTCAACCGCGCGGCGCCCACCAGCGAGGCGCATGAACGGCGTCACGGTCCGGGCATCGAACCAATCGGTGTTGTCGGCGTTGCGGATCGGCAGGGGATCGAACCGCATTCGCGAGCCTGGGCCGTCCCACACATAGTTGTTGAACCGATGCCCGTCGACGTGACCACGGGCCTTGCCGCACCGCCAGTGCGAGTACCCGCCGTCGTACCCGTGGCCGTTCCATGGCGAGCGGTTGCACGCCCCAGCGAGCACGGCGCGCAGATCCTGCCATCGGTTGTCGAGCCGCATGATCGGCACGTGCCAGAGTGTCGAGCGCAGCACGCCCCATCGGTCCCGCCAACGCTCCGCGTGCCACAGAACGCTGATCAGTGTCTTATCCCGCCTCATCCTGTCGCCCCCCTCGGTGCCTGAAACGAGTATGACCCCGGGCGGTACGGCGGGGTGAACCCTCGGCCGGGCTCGATGTCGGCCAGCTCCAGCCCGGTCTCGTCGACGAGGTGCTGCCACGTGCCGCCATTGAGCCAGCGTCCCGCGGGGTCGGCGTCGAGGTACGCACGAGCTCGCGCGACGCGGTTCTCGGGCTCGATCATCTTTAGGTGGTACATGAACACGGGCAGCTCGACCCGCGACATGCGCGAGACCATCGGTGTCGGCTGGCAGTGGATTGGCTTGTTCGGGAACCGCTGGCCGTGGTGCAGGTGGAACATGCGCTTGCGGTTGCCCTTGACGCCCCACGCTCCATCGCAGCGCCATTGCGTCGGGGTCCACATCTCGCGGAACGGGAACGTGAACACCGCCCGGCGCGAGGCGCTACTGAGTAGCGCCGGGATCAGCTCGGCCGCGCGATCCTCGATCCGCTCGTCGGGGTCGACGAAGAGCACCCACCCGGCGCCCGCCGCGGCGAGCAGCTCGCGCTTGTGTGCGTTCAGCTCGCCCTCGTGCGGCCACGGGCCAGACGTCGGCGTCTGCACCTCGATGAGCTGATCCACCCATGCCAGGTTGGCGCGCAGTCCGTCGATCAGCTCCTGAGGCTCGTCACGGCGCGCGTAGATCGCGGTCAGATGGTTGCGCGCCGGACCGCCGTTCACGTCTCCTCGTGGCGCTCAGAGGCCGCAGCGGGCACTGTGGCGAGCGGACTGCGCAGGCTGTGCACGCGCTCGGCCTGCGAGCCGAGCCCCTCGTCGTCGAGGCTCTCGCGCCATGCGCAGTACGCGGGGCGGTCGCGCCCGTACTGCGCCTGCGAGTTGACGCGCACGTACTGCTCGTCGCGCTGCGCCTTGCCCGCGGACGGGTGCATGTGCTCGATCGTCACGTCCGGCAGGTACCGCAGGCAGCCCGCCAGCTTGCCGAGGTCGCGCACGGCATCATCGCAATACAGATGGTCGACCGGCGCCGGGACCATCCGGCCACCGAGGGCGCGGCAGATGTCGCTCGTCATCGCCCATTGGGTCGGCGTGTTCTCGTGCTGGTAACCATCGTCGCCGTACACGATCCCGGTCCGCAGCTCGTGCAGCTCGTCGAGGTAGCGCTGCACCCACCCCTGCGTGCGGGGCAGATGATCGTCGCCCATGAACCCGAGCGCAAAGTACGACTCGCACTCTTGCCGGGTGGCGCGGTTGAGCTTCCACACCAGGGACCGCCAGCGGTGCCCCACGGCGAGCCGCACGCCCCGTGGGAAGCTCTCCGCGAGGCGTAGGTACCCCCTGAATTCCGGGTCGTCTGCGTCGATGTCAACCCGCATGGAAGCGACCCCGAGCGCGCCGGTATCCCGCCACGCGTCGACGAGGCGCCTGACATTCTGTGGCCGGGTACGCGAGGGCACCACGACGAGCAGCTCGGTCATGGGTAGGTCTCCCGAGAAAGTCGAGGCAGGATGCCAGGCAAAGTGCTGCGAGCGCACGGGCAGGGGACGCCACGGCTTACCGCGGTGATCGGTCGGGCCGATCCTGATCCGGCGCTTGCCCCACGCGGACTGTCCGGGAACCCACCAGTAGTGATACAGAACCTTGTCGATCATGGACTCGGACGCCCCAGCGAGCAGGGGACGCAGCTTGTCGGCCCATGGCGAGTCCTCGGGCTCGTCGGGGTCTTTCTCCCGAAAGTCGACACGCCTAGCGATGCTCGTGCGCAACGGATTCTCGTGGGTGATGTCACGGCAGTAATGGGTTGGTCCGTCGTACCAGTGATCATGTTTCAGGCTCAGCTCAGCGAGCCGATGGTCGGCGCCGTCCTTGTGGACGTTCATCCACAGCCCCACGAAATCGGGCCACCCGTCGAGCGCGGCAAGAACCGAGACGACGTAATCGTCAGTCACAGTGTCGTCATCGTCCACAAAGCACAGATAATCCGTGTCGCACGACTCGACCAACGTCTGTCGTTTGGTGGCGAGGTCGACATCCCCGTTATCCCAATAGGCGATGACCTTGACTCGGCCAGCGGCCTGCTCGACCTGGGGCATGAGCCCGAACAGTAGGCGCCCGAGCAGATCGCGACGCTGCCCGAGCGTCGCGATCAGGATCGAGAGGGTGGGTCCGGTCACCGCGGGCGCTCTCGCGCGGGCAGGTAGAAGACATCAGCGAACGTCGCGTGAGGCCGGTCGCCGTACTCGTGGTTCCACGCGAGCACGGGCGTCCACCCATGAGCGGCCATGTGCGCGCTCACCTCGGCCACGTGCGCCGCCTCGGGGTGGCCGCTCGCCTGCGTCTCGACGATGACAAGCTGCAGCGCGGGCGCGTTGAGGTTGGCCGAGCCGAGCACCTCGACCTCGGTGCCCTGCGTGTCGACCACGAGCACGTCAAACGGCGACTGCCCCGCGGGCAAGGTCTGCGTCTGCAGCTCGCGCACAGGGATCACGTCGACGATCACCGCGGCCTCGACGCCGTGCACGCCTGCGCCCTGCCCGACCTCGGTACGCAACGTGTTCCATGCCCCGTCGCCGCCGCACACCTTGAGCCCGACCGTGCCCCACTCGGCGCCCGCCGCGGCCTCGACCACGGTCACGTCGGCGCCGAGCTGGCGCAGCGCCTCGGCGTTCTCGGGGGTCGGCTCCATGTACGTCACGTGCTCGACGCCCGCGGCGCGGTAGTGCGGCATCTCCTGCCCGAGGTGCCCGCCGACGTGCAGCACGTGGCGCGGCTTGACGTCAAGATCACGGCAGGCGTCTGCGAATCGGGCGAACGTCCATGCGTGCGGCGTGCCCTCAAGGTGCAAGGTCTTCACGAGCTGCTGCCATCCTCGGTGTCGTTGACCGCCTGTGTCGTCTCGCACATCGCTCGGCGGTAGGTCTGGTGCGAGTCCGAGACGACAGAGATCACTCGCAGGCGGAAGCCCGGCAGCACCTCGCTCGGGGTCTCGCCGCCGAACTCGTCGCCTCTGCGCACATCGTTATACACAGGGGTGTGGACAACGTGCGAGAGCCGTGCGCCCCACGCGCCCGCGGCTTGGATCTCCTCGGGCGTCGGTTGGTTGACCTTGGCTCGGATCGTGTCGACCTGCACCGTGGTCTCGGTCAGCCCCCCGCCTGCGTCCTCGACGTCAGTCGAGCGCCAGACCGAGAGCGTCTGCGTCATCAGGTGATCAATCACCAGTGCCCGCCGTCACCGCGTCCCATGCGTCCGGCTGGCCGGTCGCGGTGACGCCTGTCAGCTCGGACCGCTGCACGGGTAGGTACCCGTCGAGCCGTGTCGTGTTGGCGCCGAGCTTGCCCGCGGCGCGCCGCACGATGCGGCGCTCGCGTGCGGTCAAGTAGATCGAGGGCACGCCCCCCTCGGTGCCTGCCGAGTACGAGTAGTCCCCGAGCGTCTCCTGCGCGTTGCCGCTCGGGTTGCGGGTACCGCGTCGGCACATCGAGACGAGCACAGCGGCGATCGCCGGGGGGCAGTCCACATCTGTCGTGTCGTCGAGGTACGGCGCGCACTCCAGAATGACGAGCGCCGAGGCGTCGTCGATGGTCCCCTGCAGCGTCGTCTCGTCGGCGCCAGCGAACCCCGGGCGCGCCTGCAGGAACTCGATAGTGACCAGCGCGGACACGGCGCACCCCTCTCAGCGTCAGTGAACCTCGGTCGCCGGTACGTCGGCAGGCATCGGCTCGGCCGGGCTGCCGTCTGCGTTCACGACTGGCGTGAGCGAGGCCATGTACTCGTCACGCAGATGTGCGCGGTACGCCACGATCAGCGCCGCGGGCAGGAACCCCTTGGCCGGTACGTCCATGCCGTTCGCCCGCGCCCACTCGGCAGCGGCGGCACGCTTGACCTTGCCGTTCTCGATCTCGTCGAGGCGAGCAGGGTCGGCCACCGCCGACTCGGGCACCGAGTGCGGGTCGGTGCCCGAGTCGGTACCGGAATCGAACCGGTCGGGCCGCGGTTCCCTGGGCACCTTGCGCGTACCGAGCCTGAGCTGCTCGGCCGCAATCCTGATCTGCGAGTACGGCGCCTGCGGGTTGTGGCGCCGCAGAACGGCCACCATGTGCGCAAGCGGCGTACGCGCGTTCACCCGGAACCCGAACGAGTCGGGCTCCGGGATCACGAGCTGCTGCCTTTCGGTCACGAGCTGGTGCCTCCACCAGAGATGCGGACCGCGCGGATGAGCGCGAGATCCGAGTCGGGGTCGGTGACGTCCTCAGGGTCGCCGACCTGCGCGGTACCGAGGTACACATCCACGAGCGAGCGGTCGGTCGTGTTCGTGTAGTCGTAGTCCATGAGCCAACGGGCGTTGATGCCGTTGAGACCGGACTGCGCGCCCATGCCCTCGGCCTGCCCGAGGGTGACGCCCTGCGCGAACGCAGCGCCGCGCGGAACCGCGGGCGCCTTGGTGCCGAGCACGAACGCCGACCGGTGGTAGGCGTAGGCGTCGGTCTCCGGGATCGCGTTGGACTGAATCACGGTGAACCCCGCGATGCGTCCGATCGACGCCTCGCGCAGCGCGTCCTCGGCGCTGGCGCCGATGCTGTCGAACCGGATGAACTTGTCGTTGTTGAGGATGTCCTCCTCGACCGCGCTGCCGACGAGCAGCCACCGGTTTGCCTTGGGGACATCCGAGTCGTTGAGGATCTTGCGAGCGCGGTTGGCGATCTTGTACCAGTCATGCGCGCTCGTCGACGTGAACAGGTCGGCGTCGATCGTGTGATCGGCCTCGTACGTGGCCGCGACGATCTGCCCGGCGATCGCGTCCTCGACGCCCTCGGCGACCGCGCGGATCTGCGGGCCGAGCACCTGCCGGGCAAAGTCCACGATGTCAAGCGTGAGCTGCTCGTCAGTGATCGAGGCGCCGTTGTAGACGTCGGTGTCGAGCGTGATCGGCACGCCGAACTCGTTGCTGTCGTCGTTGGTGATCGGGGTACCCGCACGCAGCACGCGGGTACGGGCGGTCCGGCGCGCCGGGACTCGGATCGTCACGGTGTCACCGAAAGCGCCTGCCCACTCGGCCGACGTCACAGCGTCCGTCCACACGGTGCGGGCAACGACCAGCTCACGGAAGAGCAGGTCGATCATGGCACGGCCAATGACCGTCGCCTTGAGATACGTACTAGCCACGGGTTTCCCTCCCATTCATCCGCGGCGTGCACGAGCTGCCCGCGCGGTGTCAGCCTCGCGGCAGCGCCGCAAGGAAAGTCTTACTGTCGTACTCGGTGCCCTGATCCGTGGTCGACGTCGCGGTGCCCGCGCGCAGGTTCTCGCGCGGCCGAGCCGCACTCGCCGTCTGGCGCTGCTGCCCGCCTGTGGCTGCTGCGTCGGCGCCGCTCGCTGCGTCGCCCTGCGCTGCCCCGTCAACGGGCTTGAATGCCGCGAGCAGCTCTTCGGCGTCAGCCTCCAGCTCCTCGACCGTCGTGCCCTGCAGCCGCTTTGCCTGCGCCGCGGTCAGCCCCTTGGACTGTGCGACCTCGGCGCGCAGTGCCCGCATGTCGCTCGCGTCGGCGCGCTCGCGCAACTCGGCGAGCATCTGCGCCGTGCGCTCGGCGTCGGTCTTGCCAGCGGCCATGTCGTTCTTGATCTTGGTCAGCTCGTCACGAGCCGCCTTGGCGTCTGCCTCTGCCTTGCGCCGTGCGGCGCGCTCGGAATCGAGAGCCTTTTTCGCGCCCGAGTCCTTGTCGCCGCCCGTTGCGTCGCCTCCCGCGCCGCCGTCCCCTGCCGCGCCCGTCCCGGTCGCGTTGTCATCGTCTGCCATCACGGCTCGTTTCTATGTCGGGCCGAGCGTCACGCTCGGCCGTTGGCGCGCACCGCATCACGTGGCGCGCGAGTTGATCATGTTCCGTCACTACCGGCCAGCGCCGAGCGAAACGCGTTGATCGCGTCATCGCCCGATAGACCTGCAGTCACGGTATCCCATTGTGACCTTAGTGCCTGTGATGTTAGCGGCATGGCCGAGCCCTCGTAAGCCGCCTCGGCCGAGCACGAGCAATGGTCGTGCGCCTCGAAATCCGCGGTGTCGGCAGTGAACACGGCGCCGCGGGTGGCGAGCATGGCGCAGAACGCGCACGGCTCACCCGAGGTGACGCGCTGCCAGTGCGCCGTCTGAGTGTCCGCGGCCACGCTCTCGATGATGGTCTCCCGGCCACCGCCGAGCACGAGCCGCGTGGTCGTCCCGAGCACCTTGACGAGCCCGTTGCGAGCTGCCGCCTGCGGCGAGAATCCACGCTGGCGCGCGTTGATGATGCCCGAGAGCCCGGCGCCGCGGATCGCATTGAGCGCGTCAGCGGGCGTGAGCGCCGCGCCGAGCTTGACTGCCGCGCGCCCGGCCACCCGCTCGGCCTTGCGGAACTCTTCCTGGTAGCTCGCGGCCACGCCCGTGCTGGTGGCGTGGCGCGCCCGCGTGAGCACGGTCGCCGCTCGCGCGAACTGGTCGTACGTCCCCGTGAGGTTGGTCGGATCGACGGTCCCCCACAGGCTCATCACGTCGCGCGACGTCGCCGCTCGTACGCCGAGCTGCGCCAAATAGTGCCGCCTGGTGAGCACCGCACCCTCGGCCGTACGCGCCATCTCAGGCCGCAATGGGTACAGGGGCAGGGGCAGGCGGTGCCGCTGCGGGGGGTGCGGACGGCGCCGCCTGCCGGTCGAGTAGTCCCATGAGCTGCCCCATGCTGTCGGCCTGCGAGGCCGCCACAGTCCAGCGCTCGACCTCGTGCTGCGGGATGCCCGGGATCAGGTGCCACAGCTCCTTGGGCGGAACGCCGAGCTTCTCCACCAGGGCGCCGAGCGCCTCGGCCGCATCCTTGAGCGAGCGCACCCGGGTGTCGCGCCAGATGACCGACGCGGACGGGTCGACCTCAGCTCCCATGAACTCGGCGCCGAGATTCAAGAGCTGCTCGTACGCCTCGCCCGCAACGATGCGGTTCTCGTCGACGCCCGCAGCGTGCGACGCACGAGCTGCCTCCAGCGCCTCAGCCGAGAGGTTCACGAACTGGCCGAGCAGCTCGTGCACGGGCGTCTGAGACACCGTGGCGAGATGGCGGATCGTGGCCTCGCGGCTCTCGATGTAGCCGCGTAGCTCGGTCTGCTGGAACTCGCCGACCTGAATCTCGCCGGGCGCGTCCTCGAAGTTCATCAGGCGCGAGGCGCTCGCCTTGAGCGCCTGCTCTTCCGACTCGGCCAGCCAGCCGATCACGTACCGCTGCCGGAACGCCCCGTAGTGCTGCGCCACTTGCAGGCCGAACGTCGTGATATTCACCTGATCCTGCATCGACAGGAACGGCTCGACGATGCCGACGCACGGGTCATCGAGATCGTCGGTGTCTCGGAAGCGCACCACGGGACAGACGGGCTCGCCCTCCCATGTCATGCCGTGGTCGTCGTGACCGACGATGGTGATCCCGCCGTCTGCGGCATCCTTGCCTGTGGTGACGCGGTACACGCTCGTCTCGTCGATCATGCGGAACACTCCCGCGGCGACGTGCTGCAGGGCGTACACCGGCCACTCATCCGAGCCTGTCACGTCGGCGTCGAATGCCACCGTGAGCGAGCGCGGCGAGAACCCCGTGTACCGCGGCATCTCAGAGCCGCCCGACTTGCCGGGCAGGGCGGTCGCGTACGAGGCGCCGAACGAGAGCGCCGAGCGGTTGATGCCGATCTGCCGCGCGTCCATCTTGTTCGACTGCCACGAGCCCCACACCTGCATATCGTCGGGGCTCTCCGGGGTGCGGAACCCATCGATGTACATGTTCTGCACGCGGGCGTTCACGACGTACTTGAGCAGGTTCACCCGGGACAGGCGGGCGAGACGCACCACGTCGGGCGGGGCGCTCGTCGGCAGCCCGCCGATCAGGCGCTTGTCGGGATCGTCGCGCAGGTAATCATGGATCTTGTCGAGTCGCTGGGCCTCGCTGGCACGCAGCGCGATGAGTCTGCTCACCACCTTTGCGGCATCGGCGTCAGACAGCGCCACGCGGCCACCCCCTCATCCTGCGAACATGGTACGGCCGGTCTTGGGTTTCTTGAGCTTGCCCGAGTTGAGCGCGATCCTACGCCCCATGCCCGCGCCGACCATGCACACCGCGAGGTCGACCAGCTTGCGCGAGGCGCGATTGATCTTACCCAGCGACACGCCCCATTGGTTGGGTCGGCGCCGGGCGTTGTGCACGTGCATCCTCAGCGCCGCATCGCCGTCGTGTGTGAGCGTCCCGTTCTCGTCGATGTCCTCGGCGCACTGCATGGCCGCGAGCGTGAACTGCCGCAGGCGGTCAACCGCGCCGGGTGTCTTGATGCGCATGTCAAAGAGGATCTTGTGACCTCGCAGTCCGGGCGTCGCCCACACCGCGAGGTTCTTTGTGATCTTGGGGTCGCGGTGCCACTTGTCGATGAGCGGCATCCAATACAGCGACTCGTCGTCATCGTCGCGAGCTGGCGACGGGTCGACCCCGAACCACACGAGCGTGAACCGCTCGGCCGCGGCGTACACCGCTGCGTCGACCTCGTGCCGCGGCACGAGCCAACGGGTCGCCTTGGGCAGCCCGTGCGGGCGCTGCCAGAACCCGAGCACGAACCGGTGTCCGTCGCTGATCCGCGAGCCCATCAGGCCGGTCGAGTCCTCGCTCTTGCTGCAGTCCAGAAACATCGCGATCCGCTCGCGGTCCGCGATCACGAGCTGCCGCGCGAGATCGTCGAACTTCCGCGGGTCGATCCACGCATCCTCGGCGGTCGCCAGCCCCGAGAGGTAGTACCGGATCGCATCGGCGACCGACGTCTCGGGGTCGAGCATCTCGCCGGACAGCCGCTCAAGGTCTGCCCATGGCGCGTCCATGTACGCCGCGGCGAGCCCGGCCATGCGGCTGCCGTCGTCGTACAGATCGGTCGAGGGTGGCGCCTCAATCGAGTCATAGAGAATGTCCCGCATTTTGGTACGCCCGGACACCTGCGCCTGCCATGCCTCGTACGAGCGCTCGGCGATCGAGTCGCTGCCCTGCGCGTGCGCGTTGGTCCCGTCGCACACCCGGGCCTGCAGGTGCATCGGCGACTTGCCGACGTTGCGCCGGGCGACCTTCGCGACCCGGTGTCCGCCGTTGGATTCGGTCATGTGGTGCGTCTCGTTCAGCCAGATGAACGTGGCGGGGTCGCCCTCCGAGCTGGCCTCGCTGGCGGTCAGCACCTCAAGGCGACCGCCCCCCGTGCCCTTGAGAATCGTGCGCGTCTCGCCACAGTCGATCTGGTAGAAGTCGCGCGCCTCGCGGTTGAACATCGCGTTGGCGACCCGCAGCACATCCTTTGCCTGATCGGATGAGTTGGCGCCGATCTGCACGAGCGGCATCCGGTGCCGAACGCCGATCCAGCCGCTCGGGCTCTCGCTGCTGATCTCCAGTTGGCTGGGGCCGACAAGCTCGATGTCGCACATCGATCCACCGAACGGGTCTTTGCCAGTGCCCTTCGCCCCGCGCTTGACACCGCGCCGCCAGTCAAGACGACCGCTCGCGGGATCGTAGGCGTACCAAAGGATCAGGAACCGTTTCTGTCCGGGCGTGAACGTCCACCGATCGCCCGTCATGTAGTGCACGAGGCCGGGCTCGCCGGTCTCGTCGTACGAGCGCCACTCCGCCCAGTCGATGACCTGCGGTCCGAGCGAGCGCTCGACCAGCTCGCCGACGGCAGTCCGGGTGTCCGGCCACGGCAGGGTGCACCACGCGCCCGTGTTGTTCCACCGGTCGATGTAGTACCCGGGCAGCAGGTCGGCGTCGAGGCGCTCAGAGGTCTCGGTAATCGTCAAGGTTGGTCACTCCCGCCGCGCGGGTCTGCTCGGGCCGCGCCTCGACGTACCTGATTCGCAGGTCGCGCCGCGCGTCCATCGTGACACCGAGCAGCTTCTCTCTGATCCGCAGCTCGGTGCCGTTGCTGCCCTCGATGAACCGCGCGTGCACCTCGGCGACGTCGAGGGCAAAGTGCCAGTCGGCCTCGGTCCACAGCACGCAGTGCGGCATCGAGGAGATGACGCGCCACCATTGCCTCGTGCGAGCTGGCCACTGCAGCCGCACCTTGACGCCCTCGTCCGGGTCGAGTCCCCAGCGCTGCGGCAGCAGGGGCACGTCGCCCTCGTACGGCACGCGCTCGACCTCGGTCCACTCGTGCGTGGGCGCGTGGTGATTGCGCCGCTCCTCCTCGGGCTTGAGCTTCCGGCCAGCGACAGCCATCGATTAATACCCCTGTCTACCTGTGGTTTCTATTACCAACCGTGATTCACCAAATGACTTAGCCGCT